CTGGTGTTCCCGCTCTGGATCAGGGTCGAGCCCATGATCTCGGCGGCGGCGAGCTCCAGATCGACCGGCACAAGCAGAATCCGAGGCTCGACCGCGACGGGGTTGTTGTCGGGATCCTTCAGCTTGCGAAACTTCGTGGCGAGCGCCTTGAGGTTCGCGAGGCTGAGAGCAAGCGAGCCGGTCGACAGGTTGTTTCGGCCGCTCGTGAAGAACGCCGAATCATCGACGAAGTCGGCCCAAAACACGTCGTTGAGCTTGAGGGCACCACCGCGGCCGATCCGCTGCGGAACCGCCGTCAACGCCGACAGGTCGTCGTTGATCAAGTCCGTACGGGTGACCGAGGTCATGATCCCGTAGGTGTCGGCCGAGATCGTCCGGCTCTCCTCGGAGGCCGCGGCGTTCTTGAGCTCGCCACCGTTGGCGACCTTGTCGAACTTGAAGCCGCCGTTGAGACGGTAGCTGGTCAAGGTCTTGAAGTCGTTCACGCTGCGGACCGTCGAAATCTGCCGCCATGCCGACTCGACCGAGTCGAACCCGGCGAGGAGGAACTTGTTGGCGGTGTTGCTCAGGATGCCGGCGACTGAGTGCGTCGCCCACGCCGCAGCGAGGATCGGACGCAGGGTCGAAGCGCTCAGGCGGCGGGGGCCGTCGTAACCGTTGCTTACGGCCGCCTGGACGATCACCTCGCCGAGCGAGAGCTCACGGCGGGCCTTGTTGGCCGCTTCAAGCGTCTTCTCGTCGTAGTGCCGCTCGGCACCGTGGAGACCGCCCTGGAGGGCGAAGGACGCCTCGATCACCTGCGAGGTGAGCGGGGCAGGGGTGGCGACGTGGACCGCCGGGGCGGCGGGCCGCTCGTCGCGCGTGGCGTTGAGCTTTTCCATCTTGCTGACCTTTTCGTTGAGGGCTTCGATCTGGGCCTTGAGCTCGGCGCTCTCGCTGGCCTGGACAGGGGCTTCCACGGCGACGCTCGCCGGGGCTTCCACCGCGGCAGCCACGACGGGCTCCTCGATGGGCGTTTCGCTGGCGTGTTCCGCCATGGTTGACTCCTGGGCCTCTTCGGCCGCGATAGAGACTGCCGTGCTCCGATCCGCCCCGAGCGTCACGAATGACGTTTCGCGGAGGGTCGACGCACGAACGATGCGAACAGGCCCAACGTGAGCCTGCCCGTTTGCGGTGGTTGACTGGTCTTCCGAAAACCGGAGATGCCGACCCACGTCGGCCCCTACGCTCGCCTGCCACTGGTAACCACCAGCGGCGAGGGCCAGCACTTTGCGAGCGGTGTCACTGTCGGCGAGGATCTCGCCTTCGACGATGAGCTCGTTGCCTTGAACCGTGGGCACGCCTTGCCCAAGGATGCTGTCGAGGCCGTAGTCGTGGCCCATGACGATCGGCACCGTGGCCGGGAGCGTCATCCCTGCGAGGTCGATCACGACCGGCTCGCGGCTCCAGCCCTGACGGATAGGCGCGCCGGTATAGGCGACGATTCTGAATTTCTTCGGCCCGGCCGCGGCCTCGCCGTCGGCGGCCTGGAGAAACGTCACGTTCGAGGCGAGCTTGAGGTTGTCGCTCATAGGAACTCCACGAGGTCGGAGATGTCGTCAAACCAGTCGAAGTCTTCGTCGATCATGCGTCGACCTCCTCGGGCTGGATGGGTTGCGGTGCGGCGTCGGCCATCTGGAGGCCGAGCTCGCCCATGAGGGCACGCTCGGCGGCGATCTGGCGGAGCTCCACGTCCCACCGTTTGCCCTGGCGGCTGTATTCAGCGGCGAGCGTGGTGGTGAGCGTGCGGAGCCGGGTCTCGGCGGCGCCGGCTTCCTTCGACGGGTCGACGTGTTCTTTGCCGTCCCACACCCAGCCCCAATTCCACTCGGAGAATGGCGGCAGGCCGTCGGGCAGCACGCCGGCGAGCGACGCCTCGTTGACCCACGCGGCGAGCACGCGGTCGAGCATCGTCCGCTCTAGTTGGTCACGCTCGACCCGCTGATTCATTGCATGGACTTGGTGATCCATGCGGCCAGAGGCGTAGTTGTAAGACGACGAATCGAGGGCCGCGACGTTGTAGGGCAGTTGGAGGCAGCGGGCGATTTCGTTGAGGATCGCACGCACGAACGTCGGGTATTGCGTCGTCGGTTGCTCGGCCTTGAGTTGGGAAACATTCCACCCTTCGGGCAGCGTCGTGAGCGTCCGCTTGCTGATCTCAAGCGCCGCAAAGGCGTCGACCTCGTCGACCTCGGCCGCCGGGCTGTTCGAGTGGATGAACGCCGCGAGGTCGGCCGCCGTCTCGGCTGCGGCGATCACGGCCTCGGTGTAGCGGCGCAACTGACCGAAGAGCTTAAGCGCCGGGGCCACCTCGGGTACGCCGCGATTTTGACCAGGCCGCGATGGCTTGAACCAATGCACCATCTGGCCCGCCGGCACCCGCTGAAACTGGAGGTTGTTGATACGGAAGTTTGAGCCGGGGTGGAAGTTTAAAACTTGGTAGGCGATGACGTTGCCCACCTCGTCGAACTCCAGGCCGTCGACCGTGTTGCCCTCGGGTGTGATCGTCTGCCGCATCAACTCCGTGGGCGTGGCAACCATCTCGGCCTCGATCAACCGGAGGTCGAGTTGCACGCCCGCGAGACGCGGGTTGTTCACCATGAGGGCGAATGCTTCACCGTCCACGACGAGCGCCTCGCGCATCGTGCGGAGTTTTGCCGGGAGGTCGACCAGCCAACCCCAGTCGAAAAACAACCGCTCCACCAGGCGGGCGGCGTCGTCGTCGCCAATGTCGAGTTGGAGTCGGGGGCCGGTGCCGATGAGATCGTTGGCGAGCGTGGCAGAGATCCCGGCGAGGTACGAGTTGTTCGCTCGCTCGTAGCGGGCGCGGTTGCGGAGCGTGCGGCGGACGCTCGGCGAGAGGGCCGCGTCCGCCGCAAATGCGTCGGCGTTGGCCCAGTGGCGGTAATCGTCGCCACGCTCGGCGGCGTCGTACTTTGCACGCACGACCGGAACCGCCGCGGGGCGGGGCGTCTGCCGGCCTCGGAATAGGTCGAGAAACGCCACCTAGATCGTCCCTGGCGGAATGATGCGGTTGAACCGGAGGCCGCGACTCTTGCTCGACGCTGCCGCCTTGGCCGCGAGGTGCTTGTCTGCCTCGATGATGTCGACGAGGTCGTGGGCCTCGACCTCGCCGGCGTCGGTGCGGACGCGCTTAGGGCCGACGGCCGCCTCGGCGAGCTTGTTGGAAACTTCGTCGCTCATTGCTGCGACGGTAGGGCAAAGAGCCCTCTCGACCGTAGGGGGTGTCGCCGGCTATGCCGCCACCCAGTCGCTACCCTGGCGGCGGTAGCGATGCACCTCGGCGAAGCAGAGCCGCCGCGCAATCATCTCGGTCGACTCAGAGAACACTTGGAGAATGCGGCCACGCTCCAAGACGCCCGCCGCCACGAGGGCCGCCGATAGCGCCGAGGCTATGCCACGCCCGCGGTGCCTCTCATCAGTGAACATCTCAAGCGTCTGCGAGCCCTGCCAGATGTGCGAGGATGCCCAGCCCACGAGGGCACCGTCGGCGTGCCAGAGGGCGACGGGGGCGCAACTCGACGCCTCTCCGTTCATCACGCCGATTATCTCTTGTTGGAAGTCCGAGCCCTGCCGGCAGAGGCGGCGCGCGATGGCGACACAGTCCGACGGGTCGAGCCCGTCCACGGTTGCGATTGTGATTTGGTTCACGTCTTGAGCCTTGTCACCGTGATAACACGTTTCCCGTCTGGCCCGGCGGGGATAGAGACCTTCCGGCGCTGCCGGCCGCCGGCCTCGGTGGCGATCGGATGAACGCCGGCGATGCTTGCGGCGACGGCCGAGCCGACCAGGCAGTCGAGCCAGTGGTTGTCGCGACCAGCCATTTTCCATTCATCCACGACCCGCCCGCGGGCCTCGGTGCGGACGGGGTATTCGCTGGTGAGGTGCTCGAAGAGGAGGTCGTGATCACCGGCGTGGAAGGCGATCGCCTCTGGGTCGCCCATTGCTAGCCGCAGCCGCGCCGCCACAAACGTCTTGTAGAAATTCGTGTCGTAGAGCACCGACCGCTGTCCCTCGCTGATCTGGCCGACCTTCCAGTTGAGGCCGATTCGGTCGCCGCGGCCCTTCTTCTCGCCGATGGGTTGCGAGCTCGCACCGATACCTTTGCCGTGGCTCGGCAGGATGGCACCGGCAAACGGCGTGCGTCGGCAAAAGGTGCGGACCGTCCCGGTGCTCTGCCCCCAGTTGGCGTCGATCAAGAGTTGGGAGATCCGCATTGCCGCCCCGTCCTCGCGCGTCCAGTCGCGGCCGAGTAGGAGTTTCGCCACCTGCTCCAAGCCGGC